AGAATATAAAGAGAACACATCGCAGAAGACAATAAGATTAGGGAGAAGTACAAGTGAAGGTAATTGCATTCAGTTTATGGGGAGCAGGGAGTAGGTATACTTTAGGAGCTTTGCAATATGCATAATTTTTATAGTCAACAAGGAGAAGATCTTTTTGTCTTCCTAAACTTTATTAACCAGAAACGTGATGATGGCAGATACCTAGAATTAGGTGCGCTCGATGGAGTAACATACTCTAACACTAAATTCTTTCAAGATCATTTAGGGTTTAAGGGAGTTCTTATTGAGCCTCTTCCGTCAGCCTACGAAGCGTTGGCCCAAAACCGCTCTACTGATTATACTTATAATGTAGCTATTAGCTCCTCCAAAGAACCTGTTTCTTTTGTAGGAAACTGGGCAACCGCAGGGATGACCTCTTCAATGGCACCCTCTTTTAAAGATGCTCACCACTCCACCGCTCCTGAGTATAGGGTGAACTCTCGTCCATTAGGAGAAGTGTTAAAAGGATCGGGGATTACATATGTGGATTTCTTTTGTTTAGATGTTGAAGGGGGTGAGTTAGAAGTTCTTAAGACAATGGACTGGAGTATTCCCACCTATGTAATGTGTATTGAACTTGACGGACATAACGAAGAGAAGGATGAAGCGTGTAGAGAGATTCTGAGAAAGAATGGCTTCATTTTTGAGCAGAGGATGTGCATAAATGAGTTTTGGAGAAATCCTGACTATGATAGAAGAGACCTCCTCTTTACGCCCAACCAAGAGCCAGAAGAACAGCGACACCTATGCATGGAGCCGCATTGTGTACCCGAAATAAAAGAAGGTCTAGAGAGTTATGCCCAAAAACAAAGACAACATTAAATTAAGTATTCTTATCTTATCTATCCCCTGCCGCTCATGAAAATATTAAAAGGAGATAAAGGTCATTGTGGAGATACTTTTAGAGAGCTTATTGATATGTGGGAAGAAAGAGGTTACTGTGAAGTAGAGAAAAGTTCAGACTCTTTTTGTTGGGTGCAGAAGGAAGGTAAGATTCTGTTGTATGATTTCCCTAGAATTGATGACAGAAAATTACCTCAATTTGAGTACGGTCTATTTGCTAATACTGTTCCTATACATCCGTCTATTCAGAGTTGGATTTTTTGGGGTAGAAGTCCACGGAAATTAGATAATAAAGTTCAACAAAAGATTCCCTCGTATACTGAGAGAAAGACTGAATCTATTTTTTTGGGGAAAATTGAAAACCCTATTCAACAAATGGGGAGAGTAACCCAAGACTGGAAAAATAACATAGAAGACTTTCACATGCCTATCCAGCTAGGGGATGCCATTAATACAAATTATAAATATACACAAGAAGAATATCTTACTAAAATCTCTCTTTCCAAGTATGGGTTATGTTTGCCGGGGTATGGTCCAAAGTGTAATCGAGAAATAGAGTACCTTGCGCTGGGAGTAGTTCCAATCGTTACACCGGGGGTTGATCTAACTTATTACGAACCTTTAGTAGAAAATGTTCATTATTTGCGAGTAGATCGAGCAGAAGATATACAGGATAAGATAAATACCCTTTCCGAAGAGCAGTGGTCTATTATGTCCAACAACGGAAGAGAGTGGTATGAAAGAAACTGCTCCCCAGAAGGCTCTTATAGAGTGACAGAGAGGATAATAACCCAATTATTAGGGGTAAGTTAATAGCTCAAGGACTATAATATGGGGATGAAAAAGATTGGCACAGACTATGGCGGGTGGGCATTTAAAGAGTGTGATAGCTTGTATGGATCTACCATTATTGCAGCGGGGTGCGGAGAAGACATAAGTTTTGATATCGGATTTGCTTCTCACTACAATGCTAAAGTTATTATGGTTGACCCCACACCCCGAGCGATAAATCATGTATCTGCTGTTTTTAGTCTCTTAGGTAATCCAGCCACAACCAAGTATGTGGAAGGGGGAAATCAGCCTGTTACTTCTTATGATTTAACAAACTTGACTACAGCAAATTTTGAGTTTATAGAAAAAGCTCTATGGAACTGTCAAGAGGTCGTTAATTTTTATTCCCCTCCCAACATTGAGTATGTTTCCCACTCAATTGGAAATTGGCAAGGTGGGTTTTCTAAAACTGGTAAGCATATTAAAGTAGAAACTATTACATTGAAGGATATAGTAGATCAGTATGATCTTCATGAAATTGAACTTGTAAAGTTTGATATTGAAGGTGCAGAAATTGAAGTGATAGAACAAATGATACAAGATAATATTTTTCCTAAACAAATTCTTGTGGAATATGATGAACTTCAAGTAGGAAATGATTATTCTAAACAGAGACATTTCCGTGTTAACTCATTATTATTGAATAATGGCTATGAAGTTGGTAATATAGATAATACCAATAACTATACTTATATAAAAAAGATTTAAAATGAAAGTATTTACATTCTATTCGGATACACATGAAAACATGCTTAAGGAGTGGTTTTTAAAAACACTGCCTGACGATGTGGAAGTTGTAATTAAGAGGATTCCACAAGACTGCCCTACGGGAGAGTTCGACTCAGGAGAGGGGTGGGATAAAGCTATGCTGAACAAACATGAATATATCATCGAGTGTTGTGAGAATGAGACAGAAATTTTCATCCATGCAGATTGTGATATTCAATTCTTTAAGCCTTTTAAAGATGAAATCTTACAGATAATGGAGGATCAGGATTTAGATATCTTAGCTCAACAAGATATCCCCGGCCCAATCTGTTGTGGGTTTATGGCGATTAGACCGGGGGTTAAGAGTGCTACCTTCTTTAAAGAATGTCTAAAGAATATGCGTCCCCAAGGTTCGTTGAATGATCAGAATGCCGTCAACCATGTGCTGAATAATGGTTATGATATCAAATTAGGATTGTTAGATGAAAGGTACTACTCAGTATGGAGGGACTTAAATACTGTATGGGATGGTACTCAAAAGCTCTCTCCTCCTAAAGATATTGTAATGCACCACGCTAATTTTGTGGTAGGTGTAAACCTAAAAGTAGATTGTATGAAGGTTGTACGAGAGCATACTAAAGCTTTGGAAGGAGCCTAAAAATGACAGTACCTGTAGTTTTTATTAGTAAAACATTGGGTGGAGGAACCTCACTGCTTCCTATTTCTACGGAATGTGCAAGTAAAAATAATGATGTAGTTTTACTAGGAGATGAGGGGAATAAAGAGTTTTGTAAGGGAGAGTTTATTCCTTTTGAAAGGTATAACTCTGGATATAAAGAATTTGAAGAACTTTACATTCATTTAAGTACAAACAACCCTGCGGTAGAAAAATTTTGTATTTCTAGGTGGTTTATTTTAAGAGACTTTATGAATGATAACAATGTAGAGATGGTTTTTCATGCTGACTGGGATGTTTTATGTTTTGCAGATATTACTAAGGACTCCCATAGATTTCAGCATTTAGATTGCGCTCTTTCCGCGAGGACTACAGGAGGCCAGTCGTTCTTTAGTAAAGAAGGTATCAATAAAGTTTGTGATTATATTTTAAAACTTTATAAAAATAAGGACTCTTTTGAATTTCAACGGCTGGCTCAAAATTTTAATTTAAGGCAGAAGTTTGGGTTACATGGCGGTGTTTGTGATATGAATTTTTTAGAACATTATGCTAGATATGAAGCACATCACGCAGTAGGAGAATTGAGTCTCGTCTCCCATAATCCTCAAGATTATTTTTATGAGCTTCATATGGGAGTAGCGGAAGGTTTTGAATCTGAACATGGGCCTGATGGACGGTTAAGAAAAGTTTATAAGTTTAAAGATGGAATACCCTACTCAAAACACTTGAGGACTGGTAGGGACATACCCTTTGCCACTGTCCATTTTCAAGGGTCTCATAAGCATCTTATGGAGGAGTTCTATGGCAGATCTCTTTAAGATTGTGGAGAGTGGGGTTCCCAGTACCATCGGTAAAATAGGTAATTCTGAGATGGTAGCTTTACATTGTGCTTTACTTAAACAAAATTTAAATCAGGGCGACCTCCATAACATTTTTACGGTTGCAGGAGTTTTTCCTCCTACTGAGAGGGGATTAAACGATTTTGTGGGAGAGTTCAGTTCGAGCTTATCTCAGGTGGATGTATTAGCTAAGTGGAGGGATGAGAGAGAAGATGTACTTATAGCTACTTATTGTCCTACGGCTTCTTTAGTGGCTCTTAGAGAACTGGAGCCTTTTTATTGGGAGAACCCTTGGTCTGCTGCATTAGAGGGAAAAAAAGTATTAGTTATTAGTCCGTTTACCGATACGATAACTTCGCAATATGATAACAGGCTTCATCTTTGGCAAGATTCTACTGTATTGCCTCCTATGGAGCTATCCACCATAAAATGCCCCGTATCTCATTACCTACAGCCTTCTCCTTATGAATCATGGTTAGAAGGATTAGAAGACATGAAAAACCAAATGTCTATTCAAGATTTTGATGTGTGCCTTATTGGAGCAGGAGCGTGGTCTCTTCCCCTAGCCGCCCATGCTAAGAGGTTAGGAAAAATAGGAATACATTTAGGAGGAGGTCTTCAAGTCTTATTTGGCATTAAAGGTAAACGATGGGACAAACACGATGTTATTTCCAATTTTTATAATGATTATTGGGTTCGTCCTTCTGAAACCGAAACACCCGCAAAGGCGTTTATGGTAGAGGAAGGCTGCTATTGGTAATGAAAAAATTATTAACAGGAGAATTATAAATGACTAGTGGAAGCATGGCAATATCTCAACCTTTCCTAAACTCTATTATCGAAACTCTTCCTAAAGGATCAACGATATTAGAATTTGGGAGCGGTCATGGTACAAAAAGATTAGTTGATCTGGGATATGTGGTTTACTCTGTCGAACAAAATATTGATTGGGTGGGAAAGTACCACACCAATTACTGCCACGCCCCGATAAAAAATGGTTGGTATGATATTGATATTGTAAATGAGTTTATAAAAGATAAAAAGTATGATGCTCTACTTATTGATGGACCAGCGGGACAAGCGGGTTCCAGACTACACATTTTTGAGAGTAATGTGAGTTTAGAAACTCTTATATTTGTGGATGATATAGAGCGGCCAAAAGATAGAGAGTTGTTTAACTTGCTGAGAAAAAACAGACAGTTTGACGATAAAAACACATACGGTATTATTTACCCCACATAATGATGAAAACATTACTCACAGGAGCAGGAGGCTTGGTAGGTTCTACCATTCCCGCAGATATCCAAGTAATGGGGCGAAAACCCCCCTTCCCCGAATACAAAGAAAAGAGTAGACGCTGGTGTGACCTTACGAACTTTAGGGATACTCATAATCTTTTTCAAGAGACCCTACCAACCCATGTTATTCACACAGCAGCCAAGGTAGGCGGCTTAGGAGCAAACCTAAGCCAGATGGGAGAGTTCTTTTATGATAACATGCTTATCAATCTTAATGTCTTAGAGGCGGCGAGAAGAGCAAATGTTACCAAGGTAATCTCTTTCATGTCCACTTGTATCTTCCCAGACGATGTTGAGTATCCCATTACTGAAGATATGCTTCACAACGGTGAGCCTCATTCTTCTAACTTTGGTTATGCATATGCTAAACGCATGGTAGATGTTCAAAGCAGAGCTTACAACGAGCAGTATGGAGTACAGGCTCTTGGTGATAGGATGAAGTTTGGGACAAAGTATATCTCTGTAATCCCTACTAACATCTATGGCCCCAATGATAACTTCGAACTAGAGAACAGCCATGTGGTTCCTGCTATGATCCATAAGTGTTATATTGCGAAGCGAGATCGCACCCCCTTAGTTGTATGGGGGAGCGGTAAACCACTGCGAGAGTTTATCTATTCAGAGGACGTTGGTAGAATTACACAGTACCTGCTGGAGAATTACGAAGGCTTTGACCCCTTGATTTTATCTACGAATGAAGAACATTCAATTAGAGATTTGGTCATCGCAGTTGCTGATGCTTTGGATTTTCAAGGCCCGATCATCTATGATGATAATAAGCCAGACGGTCAATATAAGAAGACCACCTCTAACGAACGTCTTCAAAGGGTGTTGCCTTTGGACTTTGAGTTTACTCCTTTTAGGGAAGGAATTAAAAAAACCGTCGAATGGTTTGTAGAAAATTACGAGAACTGTAGAAAATGAAAAGAGCTTTTATTACGGGTATCAGCGGACAAGATGGTTCTTATCTTGCTGAACTGTTATTGGAAAAGGGATATGAGGTGTGGGGCCTCCTGAGAAGGCACTCTGTACCCGAGAACCAAACGAGCCGCTTGAACGAGTTGGGTCTATTTTCTAATCCCAATCTACGTTTAGTGTATGGGGATATAACGGATCTTCCTTCGTTGCTTCACATTTTTAGAGAAGTAATGCCTCATGAGATTTATAATCTGGCGGCACAATCCCATGTGCGTATTAGTTTTGATCAACCTGCATTTACTACTAACGCTGACGCTAATGGAGTTCTCAATGTGCTAGAAGCGGCGAGAACTATGTGCCCAGACGCTCGCATCTATCAGGCAGGATCATCGGAGATGTATGGTAATGAGTATGATGAAGACGGATACAGACGAGAAACTACCCCCATGCTCCCCGTTAGCCCGTATGGCTGCGCGAAGCTTTATGCTTATAATTTGTGTAGGGTATACCGCTCTTCTTACGGTATGTTTATTTCCAACGGTATTCTATTCAATCATGAGTCTCCTAGGCGGGGACTTAATTTCGTAACCAATAAGATTGTTGCGGGTGCTGTGGACATCCAGAAAGGAAAAGCTAAAACTCTCGCTCTTGGTAATCTTGACGCTACCCGAGATTGGGGACACGCTAAGGACTACGTTCGAGCGATGTGGATGATGTTGCAGCATCATGAGCCAGACGATTTCGTGTGTGCAATGGGAGAATCCCACTCTATTAGAGATCTATGTGAGGAAGTATTTTCCAAACTCCGCATGAATTACGAAGACCATGTTACCGCAGACCCGAGGTATTTCCGTCCTACTGAACTACATGATCTAAAGGGCGACTGCACTAAGTTAAAGGAAACCTTGGGATGGGAACCTGAGTATACTTTTGAAGCAATGATTGAAGAAATGGTAGCTGCGCGTCTATAATATTCCATGATTAACCTCTCCTTAGATACCCACCCCGATTTGTATGTCGATTACAGGAAAGGGTTAGACCTTCTGAAAGGCATCAAGGATAAAGATTACTCTTATCCTGCTAAGGTAACTAATTTCCATGTGTATACCGAGTTCAGGAACCCTAAAGAGCTTATGGTTCTTAAGTCCTACTTAGCTACTCAAAATTTAGATAAAACCAAACTGATTATTTGGTCAGATTATGATATCTCAGATCACCCCGAAGTTCAAGCTTATAAAAATTTAGAGTGTTTAGATTTTAGGATCTATGATCCGTATGAAGAAGCCAAAGGAACACCTGTAGAGGGAGTGGGACAACTGGCTGCTAATGATACGAAGTACTACTTAAAAAGTGATTTCCTTAGAATCCTCGCAGGGTATAAATATGGAGGGGTTTGGATTGATATGGATATTGTGTTCCTCCGAGACTTTAAGCCTATCTTAGACCAAGAGTACATGTACCAGTGGGGCGGAGAAACTGATTTTGCTTCGGAAGGAGCTTGCGCTACTGTACTATCATTGTTCAGAGAGAGTGAATTTGCTAAGGAGCTTCTTGCTGAAGTTATGAAGATGCCTGTAATTCCCGACAGCACAATTTGGGGTAAGGATATGTTCGCCCAGCTATGGAGACGCTACCCTAAGTTTACCATTTTCCCCGCTACCTTCTTCAATACTGAGTGGCTAATTAGTAAAGTAAGCGCGGAAGAAAGAGATGCGGTGAAGTGGGGATGGTTTGAAAATAAAGTACAAAACCCTGATCATCTGTTCTTAGAAGCATTCGCATGGCATTGGCATAATTCTAGTAATAAGAACAAAAAGGTAGTGGAGGGGTCTAAGTTTGACCTATTAGAAAAATTCATTGACCAAAAACTACAAGAGAGAAACCTAGTATGACCACAGTAAAATATACCAAGATGCATCCTGATGCAGTTCTCCCAACTAAGGGTACGCCAAGCGCAGCAGCGTATGACCTTGTTGCGATTGAAGACGCTTACATTCCTTTGGGAGAAACAGTGATGGTAGGGACAGGACTAGCGATGCAAATTCCTGAAGGATGGAAGGGTGAGATTTACTCTAGAAGTGGTCTTGCATCCCAAGGAATTGTAGTAGCTAATTCTCCCGGAAAGATTGACTCTGACTATCGGGGCGAAATTAAAGTTCTTATACGCAATGAAAGGGTGACGGATTTGGTGGGAATCAAAAAGGGTGACCGTATCGCTCAGTTCGAGATTAATCCAGTTCACTCCATTTACTTTGAAGAGTCTCAGGACTTGGACTTCACATCTAGAGGAGTGGGCGGCTTTGGCTCGACAGGCAAATAAGAAACAAAAGATCGTGCTATGCATGATAGTTAAGAACGAAGCAGAAGTTATCGAAAGATGCTTTGATTCGGTGCGTTCAATTGTGGATGAGTATGTGATTTGTGACACTGGCTCTACAGATGGAACGCAGGAGGTTATGAAGGAGTATTGGAAAAAGCACAAACTCAAAGGGGAAGTGCATGATCGCCCGTGGGTTTCCTTCTGTCATAACCGTCAGGAAGCTTTTGATCTAGGGAAGGGAAGAGGCGACTACATCATGACCATTGATGCTGATGAGGTCTTTGCTCCTTTTGAGAATGGACAGGGCGTAGTAACTAAAAAGATTGCCGCACTCCCCCCTCTTACTGCTGATCGAGTCGAGGTGCGAACAGCATATTCCACTCTTGTTTACAATAGAGCGCAGTTCTATAAAGATGGCCTTTCTTGGAAATGGAATTGGCCTATCCATGAAGTGTGTGGCGCGGCAGAGGAATCCTCCATTGAAACCTTGCATAATGCCTGTGTAATTCCTAATTCGGATGGAGCTAGAGGCAAGGATGAAAAACTCTATTACCGAGATGCACTAGTCTTCGAACAGTGGATGCTTGATCACCCCGAAGACGGCAGAGGTTGGTTTTACTTAGCACAGTCTTATCGTGATGCTGGGATGCCAGAGAAAGCATTGGAGCCCTTGCAAAAATGTTTAGAGTTTAGTAGGTGGGATGAGGAGATTTATCTTGCAGGTCTGCGTGTAGGACGGTATAAGTTGGAGGCGGGGGCTTCTTTTGAGGAGACTATTAACGATTTTCTAAGAGCGTATAATTATCGCCCAGAAAGGTTGGAAGCTTTACACCCAGTCATTGCTTATTACAGAAAAAACAATATGCATAATGTAGCGATCTTGTTGGGGGAGAAGGCTTTAAAGACTCCACTCACTACGGATAGACTATTTGTGGAACCAGATGTGTATGAGTGGAGACTGCGCGATGAGATGGGGGTGTCCTACTACTGGGTAGGGAGGTATGCAAAGTCTATTAAAGTTATTAAGGAAGCTTTAGATAATCCTAGAGCTAATATCCCAGAGGGGGATAGAGAACGATTAGAAAAGAATATTCAATACGCTGAGGAGGCGATCAATGAACAAAAGACAAAGAATTGAGTACCTGTGGCTTGATGGGCGTGGCCCGTTACCCAAAGTAAGAAGTAAGACGCGCTATCTTAATACTGAAGAACACATTGTTCTTCCGTGTTGGAACTTTGATGGAGGTTCGACCGAACAGGGGACATTAGAAGATTCGGATAGGATGTTGCGTCCTGTTCGAACCTACACCGATCCCTTTAATAAGGGAGGCTTGTTAGCATTTTGTGAAGTGTGCTACTACGATGGGGTGCCTCACGAATCAAACACTCGAATCCACTTGGAACGACTCACTAAAGATATGGCAGGAATTCTTGTAGGGTTTGAACAAGAAATTACTTTCATTAATCCTACGGATTATCAACCATTAGGTCTTCTTCTAAGCCCACAAGTGCAGGGTCAGTATTACTGCGGTGCAGGGAGCATGAACGTAATCGGTAGATCCATTATGGAGGAGTTTGAAAAAAGAGTTCTGGCGGCGGGGATCGAGATTGATGGGATTAACGCTGAGGTTATGCCGGGACAATGGGAGTGGCAAACTGCTGCCCAAGGCCCTCTTAAAACTTCAGATGATCTGTGGGTCTCGCGCTACATTCTTGATCGAGTGTCGGAGTATAACCCTATGGTTGTGTCTTACGATCCTAAACCTCATCCCAAGTTTAACGGAGCAGGGTGCCACACTAATTTCTCTACGGCTAAGATGCGAGAGTGCTTTGGTGAAGACGAGTATGAAGAGCTTGCTGTGCATCTGGAAACTGATCACGCTGAACACATTAACGTGTGTGGCGCAGGGATCGAGAAGCGCATGACTGGGGACTGCGAAACCTCTGACTACCAGAAGTTCACTCTTGCTGTGGCAGATAGGGGAGCGTCAATCCGCATTCCCAAAAAAGTCAAGGAAGAGGGTGCGGGGTACTTCGAAGACCGCAGACCTTGTGCAAACATTGACCCGTATAAGGTACTTTATTCACTAATCTCTTCAGTAAAAAAGTCAAGCCTTCTATAATAGCGTATGGATAATGCTGTACTGAACAGGCTGAAAAACGCTGGTTTGTTATCGGAACAAGTCCCCGATTTAGGATTTGTAAGCACAGGGAGCTACGCTCTTAACAAGATTATTTCGGGCAAGTATACCAAGGGTATCCCCATTGGTATGATCACTCAGTTCCATGGGGAAGCGTCCACAGCCAAAACTGTGTTCGGCACTCACATCCTCAAGGAGGCGCAAACATTGGGTCACTACACCATGATGGTGGATAGTGAAAATGCGTACAACCCTGAGTTTGCTTCTCATCTGGGAATTGATCCTAAGAAGTTGATTTACGCTGCGCCTGAAACTTTGGAAGACTGCTTTCAAGTTATCGAGGATACAATTAAGGCCATCAGAGAAACTGACTCTGACACACCGATTGTTGTTGTCTACGATAGTATTGCGGTCTCGCCTTCAAAAGCAGAGTATGAAGCTGAGGGGTATGAGGGAAATAATATGCAAGGGGCTATCCGTGCTAAGTCCACGGGAGCGTGTTTGCGAAAGATCAATCCGTTGATGAGAAAATATAAAGTTGCTCTCGTCATCATTAACCAAATTAGAAATAAAGTTGGCGTAATGTACGGAAGTCCCGACACGATGGCAGCGGGAGGAAAATCATTAGAGTATTACTTAGGCGTAAACTTAAAATGTATTTCAAATAAAACTAGCGACCTCCTCAAAGATGATCTCAAGAACATCATTGGGATTCAGGGGAAAGTGAGGAACACCAAGAACAAGTGTTCCATCCCCTTTAAGGAGTGTGAGTTTGAGTTACTTTACAATGAGGGATTAGATCCTCATTCTGGACTGTTGAAGATGTTTGAGGCCGATGGGCTGGTAGAGAGGAACGGGGCATGGTATACTATCCCCAGTTCGGGCAAGAAGTTCCAATCTAAGGAATTTGTGAAGATGATGCAAGACCCTGAAACGTCAGGGGTTACGGATCTCGCAAAATTTTTAAAGGACTAGGGTTGACATTCGCTGAAAACTTGCTATAATAGGGCAACGAACGGAGGAAATTCGAAATGACTGATGACAACCAAAGCGACAAATCCTTCATGGAGATGCTGACAGGACTCGTTAACGAAGTCTTCTCAGATCACTTTGAAGGTAAGTCCGAAAAATCTGAACCCGCTTCTCCTGTTGAGGAGCAACCCACAAACCCTGTTATTTACGAGTCTATCGAGGACTATACTGCTAAGACTGGTAAGCGATTCCGCATGACCAAGAAGCAGAAAGAACTAGGACTGACCCGTGATGAAGCTTTTTACCTGACCTATGGAGTTAAGAATGATTAAGAATGAAGAAATGATCCGTGCCCACGCCCCTGCGGCGTTCGCTACTGCCCCCGAAGATGGTAGGGTCTCCGACCGCTACACCTTCCTTCCCACTACCGATATCCTTGAGATCCTTCAGGATGAGGGCTGGACCGCATGGAAGGCCCAGCAGGTTAAGTCTCGTACTTGGTCCAAGGACCATGCGAAGCACATTATCCGTCTTCGTCACGAAGACCTTACCATGGATAAGTTTGATGTTGGTGACAGCTTCCCTGAGATGCTGCTCATGAACGCTCACAACGGTCTGGGAGGCTACCAACTGCAAGGGGGTATCTTCCGCATGATCTGCTCTAACGGAATGGTGATCTCGGAGTCCGACTTCGGCAAGGTCCACATTCGTCACATCGGGTTTGAGCCTAAGCAGGTTATCCAAGCCTCCCGTGACCTGATTGCGACCTCTTCCAAGATTTCGGACAAGGTAAACACTTGGAAGGAATTGGAGCTTACTCCCCGTGCCCAGCAGGACTTCTTTGCTGATGCAGCTAAGATTCGCTTTGAGAACCCTTCTGATGATATCATCAAGGAAATCTCTAATGTGCGTCGAGAGGATGACCGTGGGACTGACCTCTGGAGGACTTTCAATGTCGCTCAGGAGAACCTGATCAGGGGTGGATTCCGTAACGGAAACACTAACCGCATGGTGCGAGCTATCTCTAACATCCAGAAAGATGTTAAATTTAATTCGGAACTGTGGGACTTGGCTAGTACATATAGTGAAGGGCAACTTTCCCTCAACTAGGTAATTCTACACAGGGGGAGGGAGAGATCCTTCCCCCTAAATCTAGCTATGTTAGACTTTGAGTTCAACGAACCTCTTAATGAGGAACCCGATGGGACATACATCACCATCGGACAGATGCAATTCTTCCTTAATAGGAAGAATGGAAAAAAACTTTTTAAAGAAGGGTCTGCGGAGTTCCTTGAATACTATAACCTGTGTAGGGTATATAATTTAGTATCAGAAATCATGGAATACGACCCCGACTCCGCTATAATGTATTGGGATGACAAGAAGAAGATCGTCTCGATGGGGTTCCCTTCCAAGGGTAAAGTAGCCCTCGCCCTCTCAGGCATGGAGCCTAGTCTTATGGAGACTGATGATGACGATGATGAGGAGTGGGGGGATGGAATAAACTACCATGGGTAAGAGTTACAAGAGAAACGATAACGAGTGGGTCAGTAAAGACCCGATCAAATATAAAGTAAAAAAGAAACAAAGAGAGGTTAAACCCACTTTTAACGAAGAACATAGTGATGAAGATGATTACTATGACCAACTAGAGATGGAAGCTTATGACGAAGAATTTTCCGACAAGATACGAAGGAGAGGTTCAAATAAATTTTGATCCTGTTGTGCCCTGTGCATGGCTTCCTGATAGAGAACTAAAACTTAGTGAGTACAACCATATGATTACTTACTTTGTTCAAAAGCATATCGAGGAAAACACCGATGCCATCACAGTATGTACTGAAAAATTCGCCAATAGATAAGAACCGTATCCAAAAGGTTTGTAAGAAGCTCATTGATGAGGCTAACGATGATAGGTCGTTAGCCCTCGATGCTCACCGTTTCTTTCGGGAAATGTTAGATGAGAACCCTCAAGACGCAGCAGCCAAAAACTTAATGGTTGATTGCCTCAAGCTCGCACAGACCTCTAAAACCAGTACCCTGAAAGTTGTAGACCTTCTCATTAAACTTGAGACGGCCCTAACTAAAGGGAATGAGAAGTCCGAAGTGGACTCTCTGTATTCGCAGCTAGACAACTTAACCGATTAGGAAAAACCTTGGCCGAGCAAAAGTTTTACAAAGTAATTTGTAACGAAATTAATTTAGTCCTTCTACTTAAAAAGTTCACCATGCGTGAAGAGAGAAGGGCTTATCACGATGTGAAGAAGAAGATCGAAGGCTTGGACAAGCCTATTACGATTGATAGTTATATCAGCTATGTGGTAAAAGCCTTCTTGTATGATGCTGATGAGTTTTTCAAGAACCTCCCTGAAGACAAGGAGGATAAGGATACCATCACCAGAGCCGTGTATGCTTCTATCATTGAAGCGTATCCTCCCTTCGACCTAGAGTTTGTATGTGCTGATATTAATAACGGCACCTTCATGGAGGAGATGCATGAAAGCTTGGCTGCGGTTCTCTCAACTGCTGCACAATCTGAGGCTCCTCCCAAGAGTCTGAAGGCTATTAAAACTCTGAACGATGTCAACAACTTGGAGCGATACCTTTCCAAGAACCTCATCGGACAGGAGCAAGCTGTGAAGGGTCTGGTGGACAGCATGAAGCTCGTAGCCAGCGGACTGTATAAGAACGCATCCTTCTTCTTCATCGGCCCTACAGGAGTAGGCAAGACCGAACTCGCTAGGCTTGTAGGAAACAGGTACAGCGGTAACTTCTGGAAGGTGAACTGTGCGGAGTATGCTCAGGCTCATGAGTACGCTAAACTAATTGGTTCTCCTCCCGGCTATGTAGGCCATAGTGAAAAGAGTTTGATGGCCGAGAAGGCTGAGAAATCTAATAAGTGGGTTATTCTCTTTGATGAGATTGAAAAAGCTCACACTAAGTTCTATGATTTCCTGCTCTCACTTCTGGATGATGGCACCTGCACAGATAACATGGGCAGAGTTCTAGACTTCACCGAGTCTATCTTTATCTTTACTTCTAACCAAGGTGTGTCTGACATTCGGGTAGGTAAGAAGCTAGGCTTTGGTGGAGAAACTGTGTCGGTGTCAGGGTCAGAGCAGGAGATCACGCAATCAGTAAAGAAGAAGTTCCCCGCTGAGTTCATGAATCGTATTGATAACTATGTGTTTTTCAACACGCTGGAGCCTCAGCACCTTAAGAAGATTGCTACTTTGGCTTTGAGTAACATCCCCATCAAGAGACACAAGGTTCTGTTGGATTTCATTGTAGAACATGGATACTCAGAGGAGTACGGAGCCAGAAACATTAAACGCTTCATTAAGAATGAAGTAGCCACAGTAATTGCCCAAGCTCTCCTAGAGCGAAGACTTCCAAGTAAAAAAGGAGACCTCTACACCCCGAAGGTTAAGGATGGCAAGCTAACCCTGACCTGTCTTACTGGGGATGAAGAAGAGTTGATCGACCAAGCCGCAGGGTAGGCGTGTTACGCCTTTCGTGCCTTGGAACTTCGCTACCTGCTCCCTCTAAAGAAATTTAGGGGGAGCTTTTTTAAATAAGGAAAGGAGCCGCCTATTATATCTTGTGAACTGGCCCGTAGCTCAACGGTCAGAGCGTCCGTCTTATAAGCGGTTGATTCAGGTTCAACTCCTGACGGGCCGACCACTTTTATCCTAAGGAGAAAAATTATGAATGAGATTGCAGAAAAGTATGTGGCGAAAGCCTTGGAAGGTTACGAACAAAATTACAAGGGTATCTCTGATGCCATCACCCAAGTTGAGGCTCAGTTGGAAAACTTTATGGCTCAACGCGCCGAAATGAAGGAAGGCATTGATGAGATGCGTGAACTTCTGGGTCTTGAGGAAGAAGAAGAGCTTGGTGGCAACGCTACCCCTCTCTCCCTCGTTTCCGAAGAACACGGAAATATGGAACAAGAGTAAAACGGGGAGTGGCGCAGTTTGGTAGCGCACCTGCTTTGGGAGCAGGGGGTCGTAGGTTCGAATCCTATCTCCCCGACCAAGCAATCCCTGATAGCTCAGTTGGTAGAGCGTTTGGCTGTTAACCAAAATGTCCGAGGTTCGAGTCCTCGTCAGGGAGCCACAACCTAAAGGAGAATATTATGACGATTAACAAAAATAAGAGTAACCGAATTAAGTTCGGACATTTTAGTTCTGAATCAGACGCTCGCGCAGAGCTTGAGCGTAGGGAAAAGAGTTTGCCCAGAAATCTTACTGGAGATTTCCGTGTCCTGAAGCTTCCGAATAAGAAGGCAGGAAAACGTAACTGGATGGCATACGCTCTGGTGAGAAAATCGGGGGAGTAGCCCAATCGGCAGAGGCAACAGACTTAAAATCTGTCAAGTGCGGGTTCGAGTCCCGCCTTCCCTACCACGCACTCGTAGCTCAGTTGGATAGAGCAATAGACTTCTAATCTATAGGTCATAGGTTCGAATCCTATCGAGTGTACCAAATTCTGCGTCCGTAGCTCAGTTGGTAGAGCAATCGGCTTTTAACCGATTGGTCCAAGGTTCGAGTCCTTGCGGACGCACCACACTATAATAGATTATGGCTTCTCAAAAAAAATTAGATCAAACTTACATGGCGATGGCAGAAGAGCTATCGAAACTGTCTTATGCAAATAGAAAAAAAGTTGGATGCCTTATCGTCAAGGACACTCAAATTATCGCTGAAGGGTACAATGGAACTCCAAAGGGATTTTCAAATGAATGCGAATATAGATCCTACGTTGATGAAGAGTATACAAAGCCCGAAGTCCTTCACGCAGAGTCTAATGCCATTAGCAAGATTGCTCGATCTACCAACAGTTCTGATGGTGCTACTTTATATGTCACATTGGCTCCATGCTTTGAGTGTGCTAAACTCATCATACAGGCTGGGATCGTAAGAGTAATTTACAAAGACCACTATAAAAAGAATGGACTAAATTTGTTAGCTAGGGCTGGCGTTAAGGTGAACTCAATTTATGAATACGACCAAGACACAAGTGATGAGGAATTCGAAGGAAGCCACTACAAAGGAGACTTTGGATACTACAGTTGAGCAGACGAAGGAGTACTTACGAGAGCAAATCTCTAAGTGGAAGCGTATACTCAACGAAGATTATCAGACTGATAGCGGCAACCGTTTGGAGTTGCATTCTAGTGGCAGACTGGAAGGCGCAATCAACGCCTTAGCTTTTATAGAAAGACTAGAGGAAAAAAATGGCAAATAAGTTTAGAAGTATTGCAGACGGCGTAGCCGATATTGTTAAGGATAAGCAGGAGGCTTACGGAGACTCTTTCGGTAAGAGTGGTGAGTGTCTTAGGCAAATGTACCCTCAGGGTATTGATCCTGATCAGTATGATGATCTACTCACCGTTGCGCGTATTCTTGATAAGCTTTTTAGGATTGCCAATAATCCTACTGCGTTTGATGAAAACCCCTACCAAGACATTGTTGGGTATGGTCTACTCGGAATGCATCGGCACAACCCTGCTCCCGAACCTCTTCAACCGTTACCTCCCCAGAGTCTAGCGCAAGAGAAACCTAAGAAGGACTGGGACGATATTGATATTGATGACTAGCAGTTCCACTTCTTGAGTGAGAGGCTGAGACGATCCTTGCCTGTGTTATTACTGGCTTTTTGTCTCTTCCTCATACCTTTCATGCGCGAGCAGAAAGACTTTCTTCTTTTTGCTGCCTTGCTGCCCTTCTTTAGCTTGGAGGGCTTAGTGGTAACAGCAGTCTTTAATTTGGAGCCGGGATTTTCACGCCGATAGGAGTCTACTCCTTTTTGATTAAGACCACCCTCTGGATTTTTTCCTGCCTTCTTCTGCCATGCGGCTTCTAGCAATTTCGCAGTCTTGTAATAGAAGTCTTCCTTAACTTTCTTTTTCTTTTTAGCCTTTTTCCCTTGCTTTTTGCGACAGGAATCGTTAGAATAGGGGGTCTTGCCGGGAACGGGTTCGTATCCTTTCCAGCACCGCTCAATTAATTCTCGCATAGTCTTCATACCTTATATACTTATGAACATTTTTGTCCTAGATAAAAATCCTAAAATCGCAGCAGCTATGCATTGCGATAAGCATGTACCTAAAATGATCCTAGAGACCGCACAGATGCTCTCAACGGCTCACCGTGTGTACGAAACTGCACAGGCTGAAGGTCTTTACAAGCAAGCCCACCTCAACCACCCATGCACAAAATGGATTCGTGAGTCTGGTGCTAACTATCGTTGGGCTTGGCATCTGTACCATGAACTTCTGGTAGAGTTTAAGAAGCGTCGAGGCAAGCACCACAAGTCTGGAGAGCTTCTTCATGACC